TGAGGCAGTATTAGTATCCCCTAAGTTAGATGGCTCTGCAGTAAGTTTACTCTATGTTAATGGAGAGTTTAAATTAGCACTTACTCGTGGAGATGGCAAAGAGGGAGTTCCTATTACAGATAAAATGAAATACATTGTTCCTCGACAAATACCTACTGACTTTGATGTATATAATAAAGTAGTATTTATTACAGGAGAAGTAGTTGCTCCAATACAGTTTCCAAATGCAAGAAACTATGCATCGGGTTGCTTAAATTTAAAAGATATAGAGGAGTTCAAAACTCGTTCTGTTGATTTAACTTTTGTAGCTTATAATGCCCAACCTTACATGGCAGACACTTATGGAGATAATCTAAAGATGTTAGCTTTGATGGGATTTGCAACAATTTTTACAGTAGATAAGTATTATTATCCTACTGATGGCACAGTATGGAGACTAGATAATAATGACGAGTTTGATAAACTAGGTTATACTTCTCACCACCCAAGAGGAGCATTTGCTCTAAAAGTTAGGGAAGAAGGAGTAATTACAACCTTATTAGATGTTGAGTGGAATGTAGGAAAGTCTGGAGCAGTTACTCCAGTTGCAATCCTAGACCCTATTATGATAGAGGACGCAACAGTTTCACGAGCAACCTTACATAATGCAGGATTTATAGATGCGTTAGAACTAGAGATAGGTTGTAAGGTAGAAGTCATTCGAAGTGGTAAAATTATACCAAAGATAGTGAGGAGAGTAGAGTGATTTTATATACAGAAAGACAATTAAAAGCTGAGTATGACTTGTGGGTTCATGAACAGCTTAGAATACAAAAGAGAGTAAATATAAAGTTTGAAATACCTGATATAGAATACTTTAGAAGGCAGGTATTTGAACCAACTTTGGAAGAGGTGTATAAAGATGATGCTTTTTGAAAGTAAACTTTTTACAGTTATAATTTTTTCAATAATTGTCTTCCTAGTAGTAGTGTTATTTTTTGATGATACCGACCCACCAGACATTAGTATGTGGAGAGATGATTAATGAGACCATACAGATTACACACATTTATAAAAGAAAATAGAAAAGCAGAAGTCTATAAATATCATAACGAGTTTGTTGTAAAGTGTTATATAGATGGAGAGCTTATAGGACAAAGATTAATAAAAGAACATAATGAAGGCTATGCAGAAGAAGCCGCTGAAAATTATGTAGACGGAATATGGGAGTTAGAAGAAAAAGAACATGGGCTTTTTTAGCAAAGACGAAAGGTCAATAAGAATACATAAGGAGTCTGCCTTCAGTATAGGTAGTGCCTTAATTACACAGTTTCCCTTAAATTATTTAATACTATGGTTATGTATTGAAATTTGGGGTATCACAAGTGCATGGGGATTGTCAGTTATATCAGTAGCGTTTATGACAGTCACAGCATACCTTCGTGTATTCTATACACGATTATATTTTTCACAAAGATTTAAAGACTAATGACAGGATTGATTTATGGAATCAAATTTGTAAATCCTGATACAGGAGAAAAGTTTTTAAAAGTAGGAATTGCAAAAGCAAGACCTGGCAAAGTGGGAAAAGGAGTTCTTCAAAGAGGCTCCAGTAAAGATTTTTATACACCAGACTATCAACAATTTATACAAAGAACTTGGCAAGGCGATTATGATGATTGCAGAAATATAGAGTACACTTTACACTATATGTTTGCAGACGACCACTACCAACCAAAAATTAAATTTGGTGGTTACACCGAGTGTTTTAATATAAATTCAAAGATATTAAGATGGTTTCCTAAAAAATCAGAAACAGCAGAAGATTGGCTAAACAGACACCAAAATTTAAACCTTGATTAATCCTAGAAATCCAAAAATATTTCTTGACAAAAAGGTTTATTTTGTATATAATATATAAATAGAAAATATGAAAACAATAGAAATTCCAACAGAGTGCCCATCATGCAGTTCTATATTAGAACTTCTAAATGGGCAATTATTTTGTAGGAATGATAATTGTGAAGCAAAGGGTTTTAAGAAGTTAGAAAACTTTGTTTCTAAACTAAAGATAAAAGGTCTTGGACCAGCAACTCTTAACAAGTTAAAAGTCGAAGACATTATCGAACTCTATGAGATAAAAGGTCATGAGATAACCATGAGATTAGGCTCAGAAAAGATTGGAGAAAAAGTATTTGCAGAACTTGAGAAGTCAAAATCAGTAGACCTGCAAACTCTACTTCCCGCCTTTTCTATTCCGTTGATTGGGCGATCCGCTACACAGAAATTATGTAATGTAGTATCACACATTAAAGATATAAACGCACAAACTTGTAGTGAAGCTGGTATCGGCCCAAAGGCAACAGAAAACCTACTTAGATGGTTAGAAGATGAATTTTATCCTAATAATTACTTACAGTTATTACCTTTTGATTTTACAAGTTCATATACAAGTAAAGCAGTAGAAGAAATCAAAGGTACAGTATGTATCACAGGAAAACTTATGTCTTACCCTACAAAGGCTCATGCCCAAAAGGTACTTGAAAATTACGGATATTTAGTAAAATCAAGTCTAACCAAAGATTGCACTCATCTCATTAATGAAAGTGGGATTGAGTCGGCAAAAACACAGACTGCTCGGGAACGAGGAGTCCAAATAATTAATAATTTAAAGCATTTTATAGGAGAATAATAAAAATGGCAGTACCAAAGTGGACAGATGAAAGAACACAAAGTTTAGTAGACTTTGTTGGTTCTGAAAGCCCAGTATCACAAGTTATGGTTGCAAACGCAGCTGAAGAATTAGAAACTTCTTCAAGAAGTGTTTCTTCAAAACTTAGAAAAATGGGTTATGATGTTGAATTAGCTTCAGCATCTGCTTCTAAGTCTTTTTCAGACGAGCAAGAAGCAACTTTGAGCAATTTTGTTCAAGATAACAGCGGTCAGTATACTTATGCTGAAATCGCATCAAATTTTGAAGGCGGAGCATTTAGTGCTAAGTCTATTCAAGGTAAGATTCTTTCTATGCAATTAACAGAGCATGTTAAACCTGCACCTAAGCAAGAATCTGTCAAAACATATAGTGATGATGAAGAATCAACATTTATCGAAATGGTAAATAATGGTGACTTTGTTGAAGCTATTGCAGAAGCTTTAGGAAGAAGTGTAAACTCAATCAGAGGTAAAGCTCTTTCCTTACTAAGAGCTGGCGAAATTAATGCTATACCAAAGCAAGAACATGTAAAAGGCAATGGTAAAGCAGACGTTCTCGCTGATCTAGACATTTCAGATATGTCAGTTGAAGACATCGCAGACGAAATCGGAAAAACTGTTAGAGGTGTAAAAACTATGCTAACAAGAAGAGGTTTGAGATGTGCTGACTATGACGGAAGTGCAAAGAAAAACATAGGCTAGTTTAGTCTTCGAGGTCGAGGGTTTCTATCACGAGTGATGGCCCTCGCCTCACTTATATTTGGGAGAATAATTGACTTTAGCAAGTGCATTGATAAAACAGATACTGTCGCAAGGTGACTTTGCGACATGGAATCGTTTAAAGCAACATTACCTACCAGATACAACCTACCAAAAAATACATGGTTTAATTGATAAACATGTCCTTAAATATCACGCGTTACCCACCTTTGAAGATTTAAAACAAAGTATTCGTTCTAGGGAATTACAAGAACAAGTCTATGCGATAGAGTCAGTTGAGACTGACGTAGACGCGTATTTATTATTAGATTACTTAAAAAATGAGTTTGCTCAAGGAGAGATACTCACTCGCATAGATGATTATATAGAGAACACAGTAACACTCGCAGACGCACAAGAAAACATAGACAGTCTGCAAGAATTAGTTGTCCAAGTTCAAGATAGAGTCGATACAAAAGACGAAGATGAAGCTATGGACACAGTAGAACTATTCGACTCGGAAGAAGATATTTCAAGTCGTTTAGCTTTAGGATTAAATCAAGATTATGATTTATCCTATAAATTTTCTCCCAAAGATTTGGTCGTTGTCGGCGCTAAACGTGGTGGAGGTAAATCATTTACACTTTGTAATATTGCAAGAGCAGTTCAGGAAACTGGCAAGTCTGCACTTTACTTTACTATTGAGATGGACACTCGACAGATTCTACAAAGAATTGTTAGTATGAGTGCTGATATTCCTCTTGGTAGATTGATTGAAAGAAATCTGTATGAAGATGAGTGGCAGAAAGTTGCAAAGTGGTGGTCAGTTCGTTTTGATAATGGGGAAGAACACTATAGTAATTATTTGAAAGAAAAAGATTTTGATAAGTTCCATAGAGTTCTCACAAGAGAGAAGTTCAAGAGAACAAATCAAATTGATGTAGTTTATGACCCCGCCCTCACAGTTGCTAAGATTATTAGCACAGTAAGACAGAAACGAGCAGAATATGATGATTTAGGTATCATTGTAGTAGATTATCTAAACCAAGTTAAGCGTCACAACGCTCCAGGTCGTTCAGGACAATATGATTGGACAGAGCAGATTGAAATATCGAAAGCACTAAAGTATCTAGCACAAGATGAAAATGTACTTGTTGCTTCTGCTGTTCAAACAAATGATAACAACCAAGTAAGATTTTCACGAGGTATTTATGATGCAGTTGATGCTGCTTATCAGATAACTCATTGGGGTGACCAACATAATGCAATAAAACTTACTTGTGAAAAAATGAGGAGTGCTAAAATGGCAGGATTTGTTAGTGAAATAAATTGGGAGACACTAAAGATTGGACCTCATACAGTAATGGACCCCGATGAAAAAGCAGAGTTAAAAGAAACACTAGAAACAAACGAAGACGTACATGATTTATAGGGGGTGTAGCTCAGTTGGGAGAGCAACTGCCTTGCACGCAGTAGGTCGCAGGTTCGACTCCTGTCACCTCCACCAAAGCGGAATTAGTATAAAGGCAATTATGACTGGCTTCCAACCAGTAGATATCAGTTCGATTCTGATATTCCGCTCCAGATAATACAAAAGGAGTAAGATGATAGATTTAATAAATAAAGTTGTAGAATGGCACGAAGATAGAAACCTTATAGATGGTGCTAGCGATAAAGACCAAGTACTAAAATTAGTTCAAGAAGTAGGAGAACTATCTGATAGTGTATGTAAACAACAAGATGTAAAAGACGATATTGGAGACTGTTTAGTAATCTTAATTAATATCGCAGCCAGAAATAACACTAATTTACAGGAGTGTTTAGAGGTTGCATATGATGACATAAAAGATAGGAAAGGCAAAATGGTCGATGGTATCTTCATTAAGGATTGCTAAAAATATTACTTGACAAAAAGTTAAAAATCGAGTATAATATATATTATGATTGCAGTAGACTTATTAACAGAAAAAGGCATAGATTATAAACTACAAG